TCTTGCCAATACGGATTCTTGCCCAGAGCCCATGCTGGAAAGTATGTTGATGTTATAAGTGATTTACTAGAACGCGGCGCAACAAAGACCATGAGCCTGTCATTTTCATTGTTGGCTATCTTCATGAGTTCATCACATAGAACTCTATGGTGTGGGCCAATACTAAATGAGGGATTCATTAGCATTACAAATGCTAACAAGTCATCTCTTGCTTGTTTAACGGCTAGTCTTGAGGCGGCGTTTCTATCTTCTACTGTTACAGACATATACTGTTTTTCCCCATATCACTAATTGTGAATGTAAATCTTCTGGTGGATTATCGGGATCGTATAAGTTTAGTTGTGGGTTTAGTACCATATTTGTATCTCCTGTGATTTGTATGGTTGGCATTAAAACTTTTTACTGTATGAAATGCCGACTTTGTTTTTACCTATGTCTAACTTTAAACCTTTGGGTATAATCTTTTTTACTTTTTTATACCCAGGTATTTTTTCTGCAGCTTTGTCAAGCTTGGGTGCTATGTATTCGTTGTATAACTTTGACACTATCTACTCTTTGCTATTTTAGCTTTAGTCATTTTATTTTTTCTTTTCATTGTTTCAGCAGGTGTTTCTCCAGATAAAGCCAATGATAAATCTACCTCACCTTCACTTGTTTTTATTGGATCATATGTTCCTGAAGGATTTTTTATACCTTTAGAACCTTTTTCTAAAATTCTATCTGTTCTTGAACCTTTATGAACACCTTTAGTTAATTGAGTTTTTGGTTCAGCAGCCATCTTCTTACGAAGTTTGTTTTTAGCTTTACCTTCAGCACCTCTATCAAATGTGCCTTCACGTTCTTGTTTCTTTACAGAACTTAATGCTTTTTTAAATGAAGCTCCATCAGCTTTCATTCTTTTCTTTAATTTATTCATTTGAACGGCATATTTACTTCTACCGTCTTCAGTTTTTTCTTTAGTTAACTTATCTTTATTTGCTAATAACGCTTTGATTTGCGCTTCATATCCTTCTACTGACATAGTATTTACTTCCCTTCTACGAGTTTTAATTTTGGTGCTGCAATTTTCTTGAGTCTTTCTACATCTCTTTCTATATCTTCATCGGAGTTGCCAGATGAGAACGCATTCTCTACAGTCATCTCGGTGATATTCTTTTCAGTCCACATAGCCTGGTGTTTACCAAGGAGTTCAAGGGAGCGGATAGCCGCGTTGTAATCGCCTTCCTGCTCAGTTTTTTCAGCGATACGTACTAGGCGGCGCAATATATCATCCGCTTCAATTTTAGTACGCTTTGTTTGGTCGGCCTTGAGTTCTGAGATTCTCTCAGCCACAGCAGGATTCCGTATGATTTGCCAAGCATTCTTCTTTGCATGTTGTTCTCCGTATCCAGCACGTATGGCAGCACGAACTGCGTTGAGATCTTTTATAAACTCTAAGCAGAACTGCTCTTGTTGTGCGGTTAATGTATCGCCTTTTGCCATAAATTAAATTATACATGAAAAGGTGTTGTAATACAAGGGGGGCTAGGTTATAATGTGAGTGTATATCGCATTGCGGTGTACATCTCCTGTAATGAGAGGGGTTAAAAGCGCATATCACACATCACACACTAAAAAGCGCCACCCCTCTCGACTTAAAAAAAAAGTCTAAAATTTGATAAAATTTTTTGAGGTGTATATGTGTGTGTGTAGTGTGTGCGATTTTTCCTGCCCCCCACCGAGCCAAGCGACCACCCCACCCCCCATGTGCCTTATTTCTGCCACAATTCATAGCACCTGGCGATTGTGTCAAAATTATGGCATAGTGAGTAGTGTTGTATTTTTGCAACAAATGTGTCAAAATTAAGATTAAAAGTTATCCACAGGCTAGTATATATCGCCTTATTTGTGCCACAATTATGTTCTATAATCATTTCATGGCAAGATAAAAAGCCCTTGCCTAAACCTAGTTATTCCTTTTGAATATTTAGGTTTTGAATGGCTTGATGAGGTGATATATATGTATCGTAACTCTAATAGTGTATTCACTCAAAAGATGCTACCTGTAGGCAAAAGCCCTATATATAACAGTATTTTGAATGAGTACCAAAACAATGACACTAGTTCAAAACTAGTAATGAAGTACGCAACTAACCCAACATCTAGACAACAGTTTATTGCTAGGTCTGTACAAGTAAAAAGTGACAATGCCGTCACAATGTTAGCTAATAAAAAGCGATTAACCAAAAGAGAAAAGGCAATATTAAAGATGATGACAGGGAAATAAACCCTGTCATAATTCAGCCATAATTATATTGTATAACTTGGCTTAACAAAAAGATAGAGGTATCTTATGACTAACAAAGATAATAAACAAATTGAAGTTAAAGACAAAAGAACTTTAACAAGATTGTTAAGGAATTGCTACTATGTTTATGGTTGGGTAATGCTCAACGAACATGATGGCAAGTACATCAAATTGCAAAAAACTGACTTGTTGAGCAATTTACTAGACACAGATTATGACTTGGATAAGTTTAGTTATGATACGCAAGAGAATATAATTTATATAAACTAGGAGAAATTATGAATAATTACAGAATATTTAACCCTATATTTGACGAAGATATGATTGATAAACTAGATGTTGAATTACTAGACGAAGATTTTATTGAGCAAGACGCACTCACATATTCTGAGCAATTAGAAATCAACAGAGGTTTAGCACAATGGTTAAAATAAAAGATACTAAAAGCACTCAATCATTTACGGATTGGGTGCTAGACTTCCAAGAGCAACACCAAGAATTATTATCTGAAAATAACTACGAAGATATTATTCTTGAGAAGGCTGTGGATAACTTTGACAAATAATGTTTGACAATATCCTATATTAGTTTATAGGGTATTATCAAGTATTATGTGGTTTAATACTTGGCTTAAATTATGTGAGGTAATTCTAGCTTTAACACTAACAATAATGAAACGGAAACAACAAATTCCAAACTTGTTAAAGTACTTTCATTATGGCTTATGATGTTATTGTCTAGGCTAGAATTATAACTCACAATCTAACAGGAGTCTTTATGACTTTACTACAATTTATACGACAACCTGTCTTTAACTTATCTAATGAGCAAATTAGAAATGTGTTAGAAGATAGTCAACTACCAGATGGTTGGTCAGCAACTATGGTACATAGATTTATTAGTCAATGTCCCTATGACAATCTAGTAGATTCACTCAATGACAGCTATTATGATTTAAGAGATTGCCACGATTGTGGTGATGCTATGTATGATGATGATGCCTACTCATGTTATGATGGTGATTTCGCAGTTTGCAATAGCTGTTCAGATTCTAATTATTATTATTCAGAGAATCGTGACACATATATTCATAATGATGATTATGATGAATATGATTCTGACTATGATGATGAGGGTTATTCTGGTGTTCACAGATACGAAACAAATGTCCTTGACCACCTTGACTTCCAACTCACAGCTAGTGAGCAACAGCAACAAAACAAAGGTAAAAAACTATTGTATTGTGGTGTTGAATTAGAAGTCGAGAGGAGAAACGATTGTCCAGATGATATTGCCCACCATATCAATACATCTGTACTACCAGACTTTGCTATCTGTAAATCAGACGGCTCACTTGACAATGGCTTTGAGATTGTGACAGCACCAAGTACTTATGCTATGCACAAAAAGAATTGGTCAAAGTTCTTTGATGACGAACAATGTCGAGATAATCTGAAGGGTTGGTCTACAGATACAGCAGGACTTCATATTCACTTATCAAGAAATGCTTTAACACCTTCAGAGATTGGTAAAATACTTATATTTATCAATGACGAAACCAACAAAGATTTCATTGACCAGATTGCTGGTCGCTCATCTCATCAATGGGCAAAGAAATCACCCAAGAAAATTACAGATGCTTTCAATTCTTCAGACAAGTATGAGGCTGTCAATACATCACACAGGAATACAATCGAACTTCGTATCTTCCGTAGTAATGTATCCAAGCATGGTTTCTTCCGTGTCTTAGAATTTGCATTTGCATTATCTGACTTTGTCAAATCAACTTCAATAGCTTTGACAAGTTTACACTACACAGCTTTCTTTCGTTTCATGTCTAGACCAGAGAACAAATCGACTTATCCAAACTTATCAGCTTGGTTAATTCGCAAGGGTCACATCAACGGAAAACCTTCTCGCACAATTAGTGAGCAAGAAGAACTAACTAGCACAGCTACTAACTAGAAAGGGTAACATATGTGTTTAATTATTAAAACTGACAATCCAAGTCAGCTACATAGTGGTTTATTAGAAACTGCTTACGAAAACAATCCAGACGGTTTTGGTGTAATGTTTTGTAACAATGGCAAACTACACACTCACAAAATCGTACCCAAGACTTTCAAAGATATTGAAAAGCTATGGGACAAATACAAGAATGTTGATTCTGGTATGGGTATCCACTTCAGATTCAACACCAACGGAGATACTAACCGAGCTATGTCACACCCCTTTGAAGTCTTATCCAAAGCCAAAGGTGATGACAGGGATATGTGGGTAATGCACAACGGTCCTCAACTTCCTACACCTATGATTGACAACAACAAATCTGACACACATCAGTTTGTCAAATGGGTATTACGACCACAACTCTCAGCCAATCCTAAGCTACTACACAATGCAGAGTGGCAAGAAATGATTGAGGAACTTATTGGTACTGACAAGTTATTATTTCTTGACGGCAAAACCAAAGAGTTTGTTGTGTACAACGAAGACCAAGGCAAAGAGATTGACAATGTAGGTTGGCTATCTAATACCTATTCTGTCCAACCTTCTAGCTATGGTGTCCGTGACAAGTACTACGACTTCGAGACCAACACCATGAAAGATGTTGCCAAAGACAAATACACTTGGGCATATGATGATGAAGATTGGGCATACTCTAGCTATGGTGGTGGCTATCGCATGACACCAAAGCAAAAGTTTACAGGTCAAGCATCTGGCAAAGTCATAGACTACACAGCAGACAAAGGGGGGCAAGTAGATACTAAAGCTGTCGAAGATGATAGCTTAATGTACAATGGCAAACATCTACAATGGGATGACCTGTGTACTAGAGACAGAGAAGAACTTGTCGAACTATGCGAAGAAAATCCTGTGGGTGTAGCAAGTTACATTCACACTAACATTACAGGGGGCAACTAATATGGACTTCACACCTAACATTAACTACTCTTACGATAACGAATACATCTTTGGTATTCCGTTCAACAAAAGCTACCAACTATTGTGTCGCACTACACGAACTATAAAGGTGTGACCGAAGATGTCTGGGCAAACACCCAGAAAATGTATGCCAATGGACAACAATTTCCTAGACATATAAATCTTCGTGACATTGAGTTTGGTGTCATGAAATCTAACAAGGAAATAGTTTTCAATACCACCAATTTAGATATGAATATACCCAAGAAAAACTATACACATTTTATTATCAAAGGTACAACAATACCTAATGGAGAATGGCATAGGCTATCTACACCCCAAGATAATGCTAGGTGGTCTGCATTTGAACTCAAACACCTGCGACACAATCGTACCATACAGCAATCTTATCCACACATGATGAATAGATTGCAAAACACCTACGATTCTGGTCAGACATTGTGGTCAAAGCTATGTGACTATTCTCTTAGAACTGCAAGAGAGATAACAACTAGACAAAGATGTCAAGCTGTAACAAAAGAATTATCTAGACAGAGGTACTTCAACAACTTCAAGCTACCTCGTACAGCTAAGACTATTCAGTTTGAAACTATACAGTACGAAGTATCTGCTAGGAAGAAGAGAGGTTTGTCTCTTGGTACACCTCGTGTCAAAGGGCAATCAGTAATATCAGCTGTGTTCAACTATCCATTAGAGAACAATCACAGATACACATTGAATTGGTCATCACTACGACACGCACATAATGGTTATGCAGTATAATACCGATTGTATACCGAAAGATTCCGATAGGTACTGATATCGAGGTAAGTGGGGTAATGACTATCTCTTATATATAAAATATATATATATAATAAAAATTGTATGTATATAATAATATATAGGAGACTTCCGCCACCCAT